TTTTTCCTATTAATTATATATATTTATTTTATATATATATATAATAGGAAAAATACACCCAGATGTGCACCTGTGCACCCGAAAAATGAAAGAGGTTAGACTATGAAAGAAGCGGACTTTGAAAAAGCAGTAACAGCTAAAATTAAGAAAGCTGGTGGCCGAGCTTTTAAGTGGGTATGCCCAGGCATGGCCGGTGTACCGGATAGAATTATTGTTTTGCCGGGCGGCAAAATAATATTTGCTGAAATTAAGCGCCCAGGCAGAAAAAACGGGCTAAGTATTAGGCAGAAAAAAGTAGCCGCTTTGCTCGAACAGCTTGGCTGCACTGTGGTATGTATTAATAGTATAGATGAATTGGAGGAAATATTAAAAAATGAAATATAATCCATATCCATACCAAACATATGCGACTGATTTTATTATACAACACCCAGGCGCTGGTCTTTTTCTTGACATGGGCATGGGCAAAAGCGTAATTACATTGACCGCGATTAAGGAGTTGCAAATAGATAAGGTATTGATTATTGCACCGTTGCGGCCAGCTAAAGAGGTTTGGCCGGCAGAAATACAAAAATGGGACCATTTACAGGATTTAACATATTCGTTGGTACTAGGCTCTGAAGCAGAAAGGCTTAAAGCTTTGGAGCGAAAAGCCGACATATATATTATAAACCGGGAAAATGTTAAATGGCTGGTGGAATATTATAAGCAAAAATGGCCGTTTGATTGCGTGGTTATCGACGAATTATCAAGTTTTAAGTCAAGCAAAGCGCAAAGGTTTAGAGCACTTAAAAAAGTAAGAAAATATATTACGCGGATAATTGGTTTGACCGGCACGCCGGCGCCTAATGGCTTGCTGGATTTATGGAGCCAGATTTATTTGCTAGATGAGGGAAAAGCTTTGGGCAGGACAAAAACAAGCTATATAGAAAAGTGGTTTTTGCCAGATAAGCGCAGTGCCGTTACAATTTTTTCATGGAAACCCAAAACTGGCGCCGAAGAGGAAATATATAACCGCTTGTCATCTTGCTGCGTCAGTATGAAAACTATAGATTATATACAACTGCCCGAGCAATTATATATAGAACACCCGGTAGAATTGCCTAGAACAGTTAAAGACCAATATAAGGCGCTAGAACGCGACATGCTGCTGCCGTTTAAAGATGGTGACATTGACGCGCCAACTGCAGGAGTTTTAGTTAACAAATTATTACAATTATGCGGTGGTGCGATTTATGATGAAAATGGTGAAGTAAAAAATTTCCATACAGAAAAACTTAAAATGCTGGAACAGTTAATAGAGGAAGCGAATGAAAAACCAGTTTTAGTATATTATGCTTATAGGCATGAACATGACAGATTGTTAAAGCATTTCCCAATGGCAGTTGATATTAAAACCCCTGGGGCTATAGATAAATGGAACGCCGGGCAGATACCAATTTTATTGGTTCACCCAGCTAGTGCCGGGCACGGCTTAAATCTTCAGTTTGGCGGAAACATAATAATATGGTATTCGCCCACATGGAGTTTGGAATTATACCAGCAAGCGAATAAACGGCTGCATAGAATTGGGCAAAAAGAAACGGTATTGATTCACCATATTACAGTAAAAAATGGTATCGATTCAAAAATACTTAATACTGTTTTGCGGCAAAAGGAACAACGGCAAGATTTGCTGTTAGAAGCATTAAAAGCAGAAATGGAGGAAATATTATGAAGTGGACACCAGAATTAGATAAAAGATTGGAAGAGCTTTTTAATCAGGGTTTATCAGATACTGAAATAAGCAAGGTATTAAATGCAGCAGTATATGCGGTTAAAACCGAGCGGTCCAGACTAGGACTGAAGAAACATAAGGGTATGGATAGAGCCAAAATAAAAAGTACGCTTGCTTTGGCGCAAGAAGAAAAAACACCACAAGAAATCGCGCAGGAATTGCAAATAAGCACCTCTTACGTATATATAATATTGCGAACATGGGAACTGCAAAATGGCGAGCTGGTTAAAAAAGCAGAAGCTTGTAATCCCGTATCTATTACAGACCGGGAATTTACACCGATAACCGACATGCTTATTATGCAATTTTTAGCAGAAGGTTATTCTACTACACAAATAGCCTACTATTTACGCCGGTCGAAAAAAGCAGTAGATGCCTATATAAAAACACATACTAAAGAACTTAAAAGGGCGCATAATAAGATGATGCGGGAGCAAGGAGTATATTATTGGAAATTAATTGCCGATAAAAAACAATTTCCATTTATCGAAAATGTGTGATATAATATAAAAAAGGCTTTATGCGAGGTGAGAAAGTTGGCAAAATTAAAGTTAAATCCTGAACTAATAGATAAAGCATGTGAATTACTATTGGATGGTAATTATGTAATTACTATTTGTAAATGTTTAGATATAAGCCATGATGCATGGTACCGCTGGTTAAAACTTGGCGCAGCTCAAAAAGAAGGTATTTATCATGATTTCTATGAAGCTGTTACGCGCGCGGAGAATGACGCAGAGGCAAAAATGGTGGCCATGTGGCGGCAACATATGCCAAATGACTACCGCGCGATTAGAGATTTTATGGAACGCAGGTATCCAGATAGGTGGGGCCGGCATAATAAAATGGATTTAAATCATTCGGGTAATCTGGAGATAAAAGTTGAATGGCTGTGATGAAACCTAAAATGAACAGCGCTTATAAACCACTAGTTGAAGACGCGAATCGTTTCAAGGTTATTTATGGCGGCGCTGGTAGTGGCAAAAGCGTTTTTACTGCGCAATGGTTTATATTGTTATGCTTAAAAGAAGTCGGGCATAAATTTCTTGTAGTCCGCAAGGTAGCAAATACCTTGCGGTATTCTACTTTTGCACTAATAAAGCAGATTATAAGCGACTGGGATTTAGCGGCATACTTTACAATAAATAAATCCGATATGACTATTACTTGCGTGAACGGAAATCAGTTTTTGTTTCTTGGATTGGATGATGTTGAAAAACTGAAATCCATTGTCGGTATTACAGATGTTTGGATTGAAGAAGCAAGTGAAGTAACGCAAAATGACTTTGAGCAAATTAACCTGCGTTTGCGCGGTGAAACAAAGGTTAATAAACAAATAGTGCTAACATTCAATCCAGTTATCCAAGGCAAATGGTTAAAAGAATACTTTATCGACCGGAAACAGGACAATGTAACCGTACTGCAGACAACTTATAAAGATAACAAATTTTTAGATGAAGAATATATACAGGAGCTGCAGGAATTGCAGCAGAAAGACAATTATTTTTATCAAGTTTATAGCCTGGGAAACTGGGCAGAACTTGGGAATACAATTTATACTAACTATATTATTGAAGATATCGCATTAGAGAATGACGCCTACAAAGCAATATACTATGGGCTTGACTTTGGTTTTAATGACCCGACAGCACTTTGCAAAATAGGTGTTAAAGATGATGAAATCTATATTTTAGATGAGTTATATCAAACGCATTTAGATAACTCGCAGCTGATTGAGTTATGCAAAGAACGAATTGACAAAACAAAATGGATAATAGCAGACAGCGCAGAGCCGGCCAGGATTCAGGAATTTAAGAAGGCCGGTTTTAAGATTCGTGCTTGTACTAAGGATAAAGACAGCGTGCGCTTTGGCATTGATTTTATAAAGCGCAGGAAACTGCATATACACCCAGCATGCCAGAACTTTATAAATGAAATTCAAACATATAAATATCGTGAAGACCGGGCAGGCAATATACTGGATGAGCCGGTAGATGTGAATAACCATTTAATGGACGCCATGCGATATGCTACAGAACTAATGCGCCGAGAGCGCAAACCAGTAACAAATAAACCGATAGGATGGTGATAGAATGATAACGGATTTAAGTTTTTTAAGTCCTGGGAAAGATTGGCCGCCAAAAAGTGAAATAGACCGGTTAACTTTATATGAAAATAACCGCCAGCTTTTTGGGGGTAAACACGAGCTGGTATATAAAAACTGGATAAGGTTATTGCGCGAAGACCAAAAGGCAACCCTTGAAATAATCTTCAATTGGCCAAAAAGGTTATCTACTTTGTGGAGTGATTTACTATTAGGTGAGCCACCAAAGATTATCACAGGCGAACAAAACAGCCCGGAACAGCAGGCGCTGGAACGGATTATGGAAGACAACAGTTTTATTAATACAGCTTATGAGGTAGCTATAGACGTATCGCGATTTGGAACGGGCTTGTTTAAGGTACGATACGACGGTAGAGCAATAATCGAAGGCCAGCAACCAATGCTATGGTTCCCAGTGGTCAAGCCGGACAATATTAAAGATATAACGGCGCATGTACTGGCTTGGGTGTGGGATGAAGAACAAGGCGGGTTATTCGGACGCAAGAAAATACAACACCTTAAAGCTGAAATACACGAAAAAGGGAAAATAACGACTGCTGAATATATTATAAAGGATGGCAGGATAACGCAGGAAGTGAGCAGAGAAGAGCAGTTAACCGGCATAAATGAGTTTCTGGTTATCCCAGTTAATAACCTTATAACAACCGACCGAGTAACCGGTTTTGACGATTACAGCGATTTAGATAGCATTATTCAAGAATTAGAGACAAGGGTAGCGCAAATATCGCGTATTCTAGATGGACACGCGGACCCTAATATGTACGGTCCGGATACCGCGTTGGAAATTGACCCCGCGACCGGGCAAACCGTATTCAGAGGGGGCGGCAAGTATTTTCCAGTAGGACCGGGAGAAGAGCCGCCGGGATATGTGACATGGGACGGGCAATTAGAAGCCGCATTCAAGCAAATAGATTTACTAATGGAACAGTTTTATGCATTAAGTGAAACATCGGCGGCAGCATTCGGGCAGTTAAAACAAGGACTGGCCGAAAGCGGCAGCGCTTTAAGACGGCTTATGCTTGCGCCACTGGCTAAGGTCAATCGCATACGCATGAGGTTTGACCCAGCAATTAAAAAAGTATTGAAATTGGCGAGCGAACTAGAGGTTGCCCAAGGGATGCCCAAGGCAGTTAAACTTGAACATATTAATATAGCTTGGCGCGATGGGTTACCAGAAGATGATATGGAGAAAACGCAGATATATGCTTTAAGAGTACAAAATGGTTTGGCGTCAAGGGAAACAGCATTGCAAAATCTATATGAGTATGACACGGAAACATTGCAAAACGAGCTTATGCAAATAACAGCTGAAGCTAATGCAGAGGTACCGATGATATTTAGAGGAGGGACAACAAATGCATGAGGAAACCTGCCCAGAATGCGGTGCGCCTATGATACCAGCCGGCGGATGTGCGTACTGCCCAAACTGTGGCTACTCGCCATGCAAGTAGGTGATGCGTAATGCCTTTTGACGAACAAAAGCATATAAATCAGCTGGTTGATATGTATGAGAGAGGTTTTACTAATATATTACAGTTGCTGCGTAACTCTCCAGATGAAGCATATTATAGAGATATATTAGTAGATATCCGCGAGATACTGCAAACACTAGATGCAAATGCAGATAAAAGGATAGAACAGCTTATATCTCAAACCTATTCATATAACGCGGCGCAGACTATGGCATTTCTAAAAAGTCTGGGGAAGCAGCAAAATCCAGGTTTTGCGCAAGTACACCAACGCGCTGTTGATGTGCTAGTACAAAACCTTAGTGATAATTTACGTAATGCGACACAGTATGTTGGGCGACGTGTTAATGATATATTCAGAGCTGAAGCACTAAAAGCCGCTGGAGAAAAATATGCTATGGGCGCAACTATAGGCGATATGCGGGAGAGCCTTATTAACAGACTTGTAGACCAAGGATATACAGCTTTTGTTGACAAGCTTGGGAGAAAATGGCGGTTGGACACGTATGCAGAAATGGTAGCCCGTACAGTAACCAGAGAAGCCGCAAGTGTTGCTGTACTAAACGAGTGTGAAGAATTCGATGTAGATTTAGTAATGTTTAGCGCGCATACGCCGACATGTGAAAGCTGCGCGCCATTACAAGGAAAAGTATATAGTATTTCTGGTAAAGATACACGGTATCCAAAACTTACGGATGATATACGGCCGCCAGTACATCCTAATTGCCGGCATTCAATTCAACCTTATATACGAGAACTAGATGAGAATGCAGAAGAAACGGAGCGCCAGAGCAGGCAGAAAACGGAGCCAAAAAAAGTTGCTCCGGTTAAAATCGCTGGGGTCGAAAGAGACAACCCAATGACATTACAAGAAGCTGCCGCGAATGGCGGCGCAAATCCCAACTATGCATTAGGGGGAGGATACCACGAGAATTGCCAGACATGCGTGGTTGCTTTTGAAGCAAGGCGGAGAGGTTATAATGTGGTAGCGAAACCGTATACTAAAGGTAGCGTTCTAGAAGATTTAGCAAGGCATAGCAACTTGGCATGGATTGACCCAACGACGGGGAAACATCCGGATTATTTATATGACGATAATGCTAGGACGCCTGTAAAGTTCCTAGAGTTTCTGGAGAAAAACATAGAGCCGGGCAAAAGATATACGCTAGAGCATATGTGGAAAGGGAGAGTATCGTATGGGCATATAGTGACAATACAAAGAGATGAAACAAGCAATGCGTTGTTTATCTTTGACCCGCAGAGCGGAGAAACGCATGCGGGCAATGCGCTGAATAGGTATTTAAACAGAATAAAGTATGAGCAAACGCTTGTAGGGAGGAAGATGCCGGCTAGACCAAAGTTGATGCGGATTGATGATAAAGACTTTGATTTGGATGTGGTAAATAAGATATTGGAGGCTGGGCAATAATGAATATAGTAACTATTAACGAATTCGCTAAAAGGCAAGGATTTGATGGAGCTGTGTATATCGGAACGTGGAAAGGGTATGACGTATATGAGCCGACATTCAAGGGAGAAGGGCAAATCAATATAGGTCCGCCTTTAGCAATATTAGTAAAGGGGGATAATATAAGACTGTCAAGCGTTGAGGAAGCATTCGAGATTATAGACGAAATGGAAATAGTGTAATAAAGGCCGTGGGATGATTATAATGTAGCTAAAGATTCACTTTTATAGAGCAACCAACAGTTTTGTATTATAAAACGGGTGCACAGGTGCACAAGGTGAAGCTTTTTTCCTATTAATTATATATATTTATTTTATATATATATAATAGGAAAAATACACCCAGAT